CAAAATCCGAGGGTGGCTGTGCCAACCCTGCAACACGGCTTTGGGCAAATTCGGCGACAACGTCGAAGGTTTGCTGAACGCCATAGCGTATCTTCGACGAGAACCCAAGGAGAATGACGATGGCTGACCCCATACCGAGCGGTAGTTCACAAGATAGTCAAACAGTGATGGACAGGCTCGCAGATACCCGTAAAGTGGGCCGTGATCCCCAGCTTGATGCTCGGGAGAAGCTCATGGCCGAGCTCGACGCCCGCATCATCGAAGACCGGGCGGCGGACGACCAGAAGTTTTTCGCATCGGCAGATGTCGATGCGCGCGCTGCGGCCCTGGCTGCGGAGCATGCAAAGGAAGCGCGCGGTGAAGCGCTCGATGTGGACCGGGGGCACCGGGACCTGCCGAGCGGCGAAGCCGAGGCGGCGCGAATTGAGGATGGTGCTGCAGACGTGGAGCCGATGGCTCCCGCGGCGAAACCCGCGGTGCGCGAGGCGCAACGGATCAGCAATAAGGGCGAAGACCCCTTGGGCGAGTTCGTCGTCCGAGTTGAGGGGAAGCCCATGTTTAGAACCGTCGTGGACGGCAACGAGAGATTGATCCCTCTCGCTGACGCACGGCGGGAGCTTCAGATCGGATTGGCGGCCAAAATCAGGTTCGACCAAGCTAACGATCTAAAGCGACAGCTCGAGGCGAAGCTAAGAGCCCCGGCGCCGGCGCCCGTATCTGCCAAACCAGCAGTAGCGGAAGTCGACGACTTGGCCTTGGCCCAAGGGCTGGTCCGAAGTCTCGTAAGCGAGCCTGAGGACAAAGCGGCGGCGAAGATGGCCGAGACGTTCAAGACGATCCGGCAGGCGGCAGCGCCTGCGGTCGACGTGAACGCGCTTGAACAGCGAGCCTCCGAGCGAGCGTTGCGAACGATTGCAGAACGTGAGAATCAAAGGGCACTTCAGTCTGGCCTCGGCCAGTTCAAGAAGGACTACCCTGACATTGCTAGCGACCCCGATCTGTTTACACTCGCTGACAAGAGAACGAATGACATTGCCGCGGAGAATCCTACGTGGAGTCCCGAGGCGGTCATGCTAGAAGCCGGAAAGCAAACTCGAGAGTGGATGGCGCGACTTGGGGTCAAGCCTGCCGCTGCGAGCCAGCCGACCAATAACCGTCAGCAACGTAAAGAGAATCTAGTACCGATGCCGCAAGCACGCAGTGTGCGACCGGCGCCGGCCAAGGCCGAAGAGACCGACAACTCTCCACAGAGTGTGTTGGCCGAACTTCGTAAGAGCCGAGGTCAGCCGTACTAGACGGAGGACAAGAAAATGTCAGGTCAAGTTTGGAGCACATCCGCACTCGGCGGATACATGTGGTCGCCAAACCTGAGCAGGAAACTGCGCACGGCTCTTCAGCCGATGGTGCGTTTCCGTCAGTTTTGCGATGCGAAAGAGGCGTTTGGCCTCGGCATCGGCGCGACCTTCAACTGGAACATCTACAGCGATGTCCAGCAGGCCGGCACGACTCTGGTGGAAAACCAGGTCATGCCTGAGACGAATTTCGTCATCACCCAGAACTCGCTGACCATCACTGAGTATGGCAACAGCGTGCCGTTCACGAAGAAGCTGGACGATCTGTCCGAGCAGCCCGTGACGGAAATCATCCACAAGGTCCTCAAGAACGACGCCCGCAAGGTGCTCGATCTGGCGGCCTACAACCAGTTCAACGCCAGCCCGTACCGAATTTGGGGCACCAGCACCAGCACGATCGTGGTCAACACGAACGGCACGGTGTCGGGCACCAGCTCGGGCCCGCTGACCAGCACTCTCGTGAAGGTCATCGCGGACTACATGGCCGAACAGAACGTACCGACGTTCGACGGCGTGAACTACATGGCCATCTTCCGGCCGACTCCGTTGCGCCCTTTCAAGAACAACCTTGAGGGCATCAACCAGTACACTCCGGAAGGCTGGCACGTGATCATGAACGGCGAGAAGGGCCGTTACGAAGGCATTCGCTTCGTCGAGCAGACCAACGTTCCGCTCGCGACGAACGCCGTTGGTGCGACCTTCGCTAATACCGATCGCGGGTTCTTCTTCGGATCTGACACAGTGGTCGAGGCTTTCGCGATCCCTGAGGAAATCCGCGGCAAGATCCCCACCGACTACGGTCGTTCGCGCGGCATCGCGTGGTACGCCGAGCTGGGCTTCGGTATTGCTCACACTGAGGTGCCGGGAAGCCGCATCTTCGTGTGGGACAGCCAGGCCTAAGAGGGGGAACTACACATGGCGAAGAAGACACTTAACGACGAAGCGAAGGGCGCAAAGGCCGGCGACGGTCTTGCACTTGATACCAAGCAGGGTATCACGCAGTCGCACACTGGTGGCAGTGAGACCGGGAGCAAGGGGCACAAGGGCGGTTCGTCCGGCCTTGAGCGGATCCTTTCCCCCGAGAAGAATGACGACGAGTTTGCCAAGGGCACGGTTGCCGCGCCCAGCGAGCTCGACGCCATTCGCGAAGGCCCGAATCAGGACGGCATGGGCGAAGAGACGCTGCTTTACGGCGGCGGCTACTTCGAGGTCGAGAAGGCGGGGTTAGAGGACGGCGTGAGTGTTCGCGAGACTATGGACGCGGACAAGACCGAGCCGAACTACAACTACGACATCGACCCCATGACTGGAAATGCTCCGGAGCGCAAGGTCGGTCGTAGCAACAACTACACCGTATCGGGCAAGCGCCGGAACAAGTTCCTGGTTGGAGAGATGTAAAAACCGCTGAGGCGGTGAAAGAAACGCCCGGCGGCTTGGCAACAGGCCGCCGGGTTATTTCTTTGAGGAGTACAGCATGGCGATGCGAATTCCGCGAACACAGTACGAGTGGGATCGACCGGCGGTCGGGATCACCGAGAAAGAATTTGATAAGGGCTCCGATCTCTACGAAGGGATCAATGGGCAGGCCCACATGGACACGAAGTTCGAGAATACCGAGCGCTTGCAGGTCATGGACCCGCACGGCGACCATCATGGTCGGCCGATGCCGCGCGACGGAGACTTCTTCGAGGCGGACAATCATTTCGAGTGGGGCAAGGATACCTTCGACCAGGCCGAGTACGATCGGCGCTTCGAGGGCCGACGCCGCAGCGGCAAGCCGTACGACGGCTTGGGTCTGCCGGGCGAGAAGTGCTACAGCCCGAACGCGAACCCGGCCTACGGGAACGCGGGCTGTATGGTCGAGCCGGAGAGCGTTCCGGGCGATCAGGGTATAGGGTCCAAGACGCCGTAGGAGGGCGACTATGGCTCGCAACACATCAGGGCTGCGCCGGGGTGCAGCCCCGGCAGTGCCGCGCGTGTATCTGGAAGAGCCGGTGGAGACGCCGGTATACGATCCCGAGGCGCTCGCGCAGCAGGTGTCCTCGGAAGTCGGGCCGCGACTGATTCAGGGAAAGAATCTTTTCTCTCCGTCCGGACAGTTCATCCGCGAGCTGCCGGAGGGCGAGTGGTACGTCACCACTCCGGAGCAAGAAGCGAACAACCGCAAGGCGCGCGCGAAGCAGCGGGCTCGCGCGGCAGGCAGAGGAAACGTAGACAGGGCGGCCCTTCCTGATGACGTTTTGAAGATTCAAAAAGAGCGCGCGCAGATTCTAGCTGCTGAAGCGCTGGGAGAGTAACGATGGCCCTGACACCCGTAGTCGCCAAGACCTTCCTCCAACTGGTGCAGGACCTCTACCGCGAAGTCGGCGCCGCCGGCGGCACGCCATCCAGCGCGATCCCGACCACGGCCAATACCACGGGCGAAATCCTGCGCCTCGTGAACTACGTGCATGACGCCGAACTCGACATCCAGAACATGTGGGTAGACTGGAAATGGTTGCGCACGCAGCTTCCCTTTTATACCGGTACGCAGAACCAAACCGGCATCTTTACCACGCTTAACGGCGCGGTGAGCGCATTCCCCGTGGATCTCGCGGAGTGGGATTGGAAGAGCTTCTTTATCTACCCGGTGAATGCAACGAGCCCGCAGCCGCTGAAGACTGCCGAATGGCAGGAAGTGCGCAATCAGGTATTCAACGTCACGAGTTTCAATCAGCCGTATCGTGTCATCGTGATGCCCAACAACACGTTGCGTTTCGACAACATTCCCGATCAATCCTACCAGTGCTTCTGCGAGTACCGTGCGGTACCGTATGATCTGAAGAACGACACCGATGTGTCCAACATCCCGGCGCGCTTCGCCAATCGGCTTATCATGGAATGGGCGCGCATGAAGTACGGCATGTTCGAGAATGCACCTGAGCAGGTGGCGCAAGCGAAGATCGCCATTTACGGCAGCGTCAATGATGACGGCGTTCCGAACAACCAAGGGCTGCTTGCCGCGCTTGAGAATGACCAGCTGCCGAACCGCAAAAACAGCCGGCGCCAGCAGGGCAACAACATCGTTATCTCGACGGACTACGGCGAGGGTTGGGATAGCCAGAACTGGGACGGGAGCTACTGATGAACGCATGGCTTGTTGAGCACTGCGGCAATGGCATTACAACGACCTATTATTGCGGGCCGGGGGATTGGTGCACCAATCCGAACCACGCGAAGAAATTTAAGACTGTTGTGGCGCCCGCAGCACTTGTACTGGAGTTTACGGAGCGCGGCTGTATAGCGGGCGCGTTCCGGGTGGCCGAACATGCCTGGATGGACTACTAATGGCGCGGGGCGGCGGCGGCCTCAAGTCCGTCACGCAGACGAAATATTATCCATTCAACGGTGGGTTAGATGTCGTCACGCCCGCGTTGTCTGTTGATCCCGGCTTCTGCCTCGCCATGGTCAACTACGAGCCGTACTACAATGGCGGCTACCGGCGCATCGACGGCTACGAGCGCTTCGATGGGCGTTCGAAACCGAGCAACGGCACGGCATATGGTTTTCAGATGAGCGCGCTCACCGGCATCACCGGCGTGGGCACGTTCACTTCGACCTCGGCCACCAACGTTTACCAGCCAGGCACCGGCGTCACTTCCGGCGCCACCGGAATAGTGGTCGCCGCTATCACAACGTACAGCATCAGTGGCACGACCACCAATACGCAATATTGGGCCGCGCTGACCAACATCTCTGGCACGTTCGCCACCGGCGAGAAGATCTACGTTGGGACAACCACCTCCACCGGCACCATCCTGACAACGCCGTCGGCCGACTACGGCCCGGGCGGCACAGGCACTGACGGCTATCTGTATACGGCGGAGTTCGAGTTCGGTGCGCAGAACTATTACCGCCAGCAGATCCAGACGGTGCCCGGCGTGGGCAACATCCTTGGCGTTTGGCAGAACGGCAGCAACGTATACGCCGTGCGCGGAACAAGCACAAACACCGGCACGCCGGCAGTCATGTGGCTTTCCACCAGCACAAACGGTTGGGGCACAAGCGCTCTTACCTATGCGAATACGCTCTATTACGGCACGCTGGCTCTGAACACCGCGATCTTCACCGCGCAGGTGGACCAGAATGGGTACATGGAAGTGACCGTGCTCTCGAGCGGCGCGCTTGCCGTGGGACAGACGGTGAGTGATACGACCGGCCTCGTGCCGATCGGCGCAACCATCGTCAGCCAGCTCGCAGGCGGCGTCGCGGGCGGCACCGGCACGTACCAGCTCAGCGTGATCCCTTCAATCCCGATTCCCTCCGAGGCTATGTTCTCCTGTAACAACACCGCGCGCCTGCCCTCAGCAGGGCAGGTTGTCACGGGTGCCACCAGCGGCGCGGTGGGCACCGTCGCCTACGTGATCCCGCAGGACACGGCCGTCGGCTACATCGCTTTCAGCAGCGTGACCGGCACGTACTCCAACGCCGAGAGCCTGAAAGCGGGCGGCACCGGCTTCGCCAACGCCGTCGGGACAAACGTTCTCTTCGCCCTCCCCGGCGGGACACAGGGCTTCTATCGCTGGCAGAACCAGAACTTCTATGCCGGCACCGCGAAACGCGTGGGAACCCCGACCCGTGTAGCGCTTTTTCGGGCTCGCCTTTGTAGCGCGCGAAAGCTATCCGGCTTCGCCCTGTCGGGTCCGCGCCGCTCCCGCTCAAGAACGAGAACGCTGCGCCGGGACTGCTGCCGCGGAGAACTCGCGCGAACTCAGCCGTGTAGTCCACCGTTATCCTGCGGAGCATCGCGTCTGTCACCGCTCCCGTATATGCTCCCAGACAAAAGACCACTGCATCTTGATCCGAGAGCACTCCGGCGAGCGAGGAGCAGTCCGCGAAATCTGGATGCTGAACCTCTTTCAGCTTGGGATGCGAAAT